AAAGAGTATGGTATTAGAAATAGTACATTATTAACCATTGTACCAGCTAGTAATAGTGCAAGGGTCGTTAACACATTAAGTGGAATTGAACCTCCTCAAGACCTTGTCATAAATATTGAAGATAAGAGAATTATGACAAAAATGGTTATTCCAGAATTAGCAAAATATAAAGATTTTTATGTTAGAAACAATGCTTGGAAAATCGATAACTCCGAGTACTATAAATTAATTGCAGTTATTCAAAAATTTATGGACCAATCTATATCAATGAATAGTTATTATGACTACAGTCGTTTTGATAATGAGATGGTTCCATACAGCAAAATTTTAGAAGATGACAGAACAGCGATAAAATATGGTATTAAAACTCACTACTATAATAAAACAAAAAGTGACGATGAGTATAATAATACGCATAAGTCCGCGGAAGAAGAAGGATGTGAAGGTGGTGGATGTCAGTTGTAATGTGAATTTTTTAAGATATAAAGTGTTAAGTGAGATAAAAAGAAAATATGAAGAACACTTAAATCAATTTGATAACAAATTTGTTTTGAAAAGAATAAAAGAAATTAAAGATGAAATTAATGATATCCTCAGAGAACATCCTGATGATATCGTTAAAGCTTAACTTTTAAAGACTTAAAAACTCTAAAAACTTAGAAAGGAAAGAAATGATAAAACACACAGACGTACAAAGTAAAAATTTTATCCCAGCTGATGAATTAATTATGATTCATCCGAGAGAATTACCAAAAGGTGAGGTAATAGAAGGTAAATTCGTTGTTGAAATGGAACAAAACACCTCAGTTGTTGATAGACCCACACTTGGAAAAGTAATATCAGTAGGTAAAGATATAGATGATTCGTATATTGGCAAAACTCTTATTTGGGAAGAGAGAGCTGGCCAAGATATCATACTAGGAGACGGACAATTTCTCTTAATCGGTGAAGAAGCTGTTTTGGGATTTGTCGAACAATCTTAGTAACTTTATGGATTTTAAATAAAAATGAAAAAAAACATTAAATCAAAAATAGATGAAATATCTAAAAAGTTTAACGCTATTGAAGAAGTATCTCAAGAGACTGGGGTACTAACTGAAGTAGTTGATGATTTAGATATTTCACAATATACACCTGCCCAGATAATGAAAATCGAAAACATGGTGAAAGACTTTGAGATGAACAGAAAATCATTGCTAGAGATAACCAGACTCGGTAAATTGATGTTAGAAAAAATATCTCAAAAACTACTTTTACAAGATGATGTAACAATTGAGGATACAGAAATGTTTAAGACTTTATCTGAAACAGTTCTTAATTGCACGAGAGCGTCATCAATGTTGTATGGTGAATTTAGCAAAGTACTTGTAAATATTAAAAAGGTAAATGATACGGGTTCTAAACATGTTACTAACAATCTTAATATCAAAACAGAGAATATCAGCACGGCAGACTTGATTGAAAAACTCCGTAGTACGAATTAATTTTCAATGCATAAATACTTAAGAGGTAATATAAAATGAATTTAAATATAACATCACAGCCGGATTACAATTTACAAGCATCTTTGACTGCAGAACTTATTAACATGTATGGTGTACCTATTAAACTTATCATAACAGAAAAGAAAAATTATGACACTAGTGTGTTTGGTGATTTTCAAAGCATAAAGGCTAATCGGGAAGATATTTTTGATTTATACGGTTTGCCAGAAAATTCCGAAGAAGTTGAAGATATTGGGACAAATTTTAGTGAATTTGGCATGCTCAATGTTGAAACAATCAGACTGTTTATATCAAAAGAATCATTACAAGAAATATCGTATCAAAATATGACTGCTAAGGATCGTGAACATGCACTAGATACTGAACCGCAGCCGAGAAGTCATGGTGATGATTTTTTTAAAGATGATGGTAATATACCAAGTAATAATTATGAGTTCATAAACTCAGATTTTAGGAACACTCCTGTAGTATCACTGCAGTCTAATTTAGTTGTTTTGCCTAATAACAGGATCATGGAAATATCTGATGTTCAATTTATGGTACCAGGTATAAACAACCTATTTACACAAAAAGATGAAAAAAATGTGTATAGAATAACACTCAAACCTTATAGTATGAAATTAACAGATGACATTGAAGCATTAAATTCAGATGATTTAACAAATAATGATAATGAAGCTAATTTAGCCGACAGTTATAAAGGATTGGAAGAATATTTTAATGAGTTAACAGATGACCAAAATGCTATAGATGCAGAAGCTAAAACAGATATAAATAAAACAACAGATAAAGTAGTTACAGATGTCGAAGACTCGGTATTTGGAAGATTTTAGCACAGGAATTAAGTAAAATATGAAAAAAAAGCAGTATGTATCTATAATAGATGGCGGCGGTAAATATGAAGTCTTGAATAAAACAGAGACTATCACGACAATTCTAAAGGATGGTATAGTTTTTAATATACCAAATGTGTATGTTATAGATTATGACATATGGGTAAAGAAAAATAAACCTAAGTCTAAATCTAAAAAAAATATTTAAGTAAGTTGCTTATCCGTTAGAAAAATAAACTTAATATCAGATTCTTCACAAAATTTTTTAGCTGCTTTCCATTTCGCACAATTTATAGCATATGTCTCTAGTGCTTTTTTATAGTTTTTAGCAGATTTAACATTTATTTTTTTAGGTTTTACAGGCGGCTTGGTTTCTCCGTAACTTTTAATTTCTACTAAAAATGTTTGCTTGCTTTTAAAATTGATTAACATATCTGGGTAATATCTGTGTATTTTATTATCTGTAGGTTTCACATATTTTATTGCAAATGGTTCGACTGTCCATTTATTTACTTTGTCGAAATTATCAACAAACATAAAAGCTCTTAATTCTAAACTCGATTTGTATTCTAACTCCATCGAAGACTCGTTAAAAGATTTCATATAATCATCGTGAGGTTTTTGAAATTTCTCAGGATTTTTTAATTTGTACCATCCCTTTTTGTTGTTATATCCCATTCATGTCTCTTAAATAAAATTTTTATTTTTTAGTGACTTTATTTAACAGAGGTGGTTCCGATACTTGTATGACATTGCTGTTAATATTTTTGTTATAGTATGAATTTGAGAGCAGTCCAGATGCTGCTTGTATCAATCCTGATACCCCGTTACCATTAGCAATATTTGCCAAGTCTTCAGAAGTCACTGCTTGTGAGTGTCCTAATGCTTCATCATTCTGTAGTTGGTTTTTAAACACACTATCACTTAATGGTGTTGCTATTTTATAAGGCGACTGATCACTCGTAGCAGACTTTGGTGTAGACACAGCACCTGGTGAGATAGGTATAGATTCAGAGTATGTGAAGGTGACAGAAAATTCTGACAATGATACTTCATCTGAGTCATCTAATTCTACTATTCCTAATGTTGTGGGGAACGCATTTTGTAATTTATATCCGTAAATCTTTTCACCGAGGTTACCTAGTTGCCATATGTTGACGTCTGCTTGATAATCAGGTTGATTACCAGAACCAAAAGTGCCGAGAGAAAATTTTGGCGCGTTCTCGTAAGATGATGACGATTGTCCACCCGGATTACTATCATCAACTAAAGTTAACCACCCATCGAATAACGCTCTTAGTACCATCTTTGAATCATCTGTTACTGATACGTCGTAAGTACCAGGATATGCAGTTTCAGAACGCATGTTATATTTACGCCCTTTATTGAAAACTGACACCGTACCAACAACACGCTCAGGGAGAGCAGTGCTTCTACATAGTATGTTTAAAGTTTTACCACTTTTTGGCACAGGTACTTCTAGTAAATATTTAGCTTTTCTGAGTCCTAATCCAGGTCCTAAGTGTTTTTTTAAGTCTTCAATTGTAAATGGAGTTGCCATGGTCCCTACTTTTTAAATATTTATATTTTAAGCATATTTACTATATAATATATTGATTTCTATCATAAACAAATATAAATAATCAAAAAGGAGATAACTTGAACATAGTTAGGGCTAACAAATATAGATTGTACCCTAATGCTAAACAGAAAGCCCTATTGCATGAGATGTTCGGTATCTCCAGATTCGTGTTCAATAACATCCTAGGTAAAATTCAAGATGGTAAATATGGTATCTACGTAGTTAAAAACGGTAAAA